GAAATCGATGAAATGGATGTTGACACAGAAGATGTAATTAACGCTATTTTTAATAAAGACGGTGATGCTTCAGATATCAAAGTAGAGCAAGATGAGGAAGTTATGTATGAAATCGAATTCGATGAAGAAGACGAAGACGACATCACAGAACAAGAAGATGATGACGACATCACAGAACAAGAAGATGATGACGACATCACAGAACAAGATGATGATGATGATGATGACATGACGGAAGAAGAGGAAGAAGAAGATTTGGACGAATCTTACAACCCAAGAAAGGCTGTTAGAGAAGCAAAATCAACAATCAAACCTAAAGGTGTTGGAATTGGAAATGGACCAGGTAAAACTGAAATTAAAAAAGTGGCTGGAGGATTCAATGAAAAAAGAAAACAAGGTCCTAAATCAGTGGGTACTGGTAAAGCAAAATTCGAATACAAGGAAGGCGAAAATATGGAAGGAAAATCCAAAGTTGTAAAGACAGAAACAAAAGAAGGTGATTACGGAATGAACAAGGGTGATAAATCTAAAACTTTTAAAGGTGATAAAGATTACACTACTAAAAAAGGTGACACATTAAAAACAAAGGCTTTCGCAAAGGAAGAAACTAAAGAGGCTGCTAGAACTTATGGATTTGGTTCCAAAGAAGGTAGAGGATTGAGAAAGGCCATTACACCTAACAGAAACTTTGTTTATGGTAAAAATGGTGTTAGAACAGAATCTACTCAAGAAGAAGTTAATATGTTGAGAGAAAAGAATGAAGAGTATAGAAAAGCGTTAAATGTTTTCAGAGAAAAACTCGAAGTTGCTATCTTCAACTCAAACTTAGCTTATGCAACTAGATTGTTCACTGAACATTCGACAACTAAAAAAGAGAAAATTAATATCTTAAGAAGATTTGACGACGTTGAAACTTTAAAAGAATCAAAATCTCTTTATAGGTCAATTAAAGATGAATTATCTAAAACTGAAACAAAATCAATGAATGAGTCAGTTGGAATAAAATTAAACAAACAAGTTTCAACAGGTTCTTCAACCACACTAATTGAATCAAAAACTTATGAGAATCCTCAATTCATGAGAATGAAAGATTTGATGAGTAAATTAGGGTAAAAATAAATTAATAAAAAAACAAAATACAATTTTAAAATGGGAGCATTATTAGAATCAGGTCTTGTTGGTAACATCGGGTTAAAACACCTTAAAGTTATCAAAGAAGATACAATCAACAAATGGGACAAATTAGGATTCTTAGAGGGTCTTAAAGGTCACATGAGAGAAAACGTTGCACAACTTTATGAAAACCAAGCATCGTATTTAATTAACGAAGCATCATCTACTTCTGATACAGGAGCATTTGAAACAGTGGTTTTCCCAATCGTTAGACGTGTATTCTCTAAATTATTAGCGAACGACATCGTTTCTGTACAAGCTATGAACTTACCAATTGGTAAATTATTCTACTTCGTACCTAACATTCAGGCTTACCAACCAGGTACTTCTGAGCACTACGCACCTTATGGTTCACCGAACCAAGCTGCTGGTCAAACTCCAAACAGTGGTTATGACTATAACAACACTAAAGACCTTTACGATAGATTCTACGAAGGTAACGAACCAGCTTTAGACCCACCAGGTTTATTTGACTATTCTAAAGGACAATTTTCTGCAATCACTGCTGAGGTTGGTACTGTAGCTTGGTTAGCTGACCAGTTAGTTCCTTCTGCATATACTCTTTCTGATTACAGAAAAGTATTAATAGTTATGTCAGGTTTCGCATCTGATGGAGCTGGTAAATTAATCGGTCCTGATGGTCAACCAATGGATAATGAAGCTTTCTTATCTGATTTGACTGTTTATGGTGCTGCTGGTAACACAACAACATCTGCTAACACATCTAATCCTTATTTATTCAGAGTTGTAACTCAAAGATATGGTAAAGGTATTGTAAATTATGGTAACAATAACTCTACATTAGTATTCCCTAACAGTAAAACTGACGGTGGTCAATATGACAACGTATGTGATGCTCAAGGTAAAATTTACTTAGAGGTTGACTTACAAGTACCAGTATGTATTACTTGCGGTGGTTCAATGGACGGTTACACAGGTTCAACATTCTCTTCTTCTACTGCTGCTGACAATGCGTTTACAGCAACTTATAGAATCTACAAAAACTTAGAGTTTGAAGATAAGATTGGTGAGGTTTCTTTTGACCTTATGTCTGTAACAGTTTCTGTAACTGAAAGAAAATTAAGAGCACAATGGTCTCCAGAAATGGCACAAGACGTTGCAGCATTCCACAACATTGATGCTGAAGCTGAATTAACAGCTTTATTATCTGAACAAGTTGCGGCTGAAATTGACCGTGAAATCTTAAGAGATTTACGTAAAGGAGCAGCTTGGAACTTACGTTGGGATTACAATGGATGGAAGAGACTGGGCGGTAGTGCAGTACCTTACACTCAAAAAGACTGGAATCAAACTTTGATTACAGCTATTAACCAAATTTCTGCTCAAATCCACAAGTCAACCTTAAGAGGTGGAGCAAACTGGATTGTTGTTTCTTCTGAAATCAGTGCTATCTTTGATGATTTGGAATATTTCCACGTATCAAACGCAGCTCCTGAGCAAGACCAATACAACATGGGTATTGAAAGAGTTGGTACTCTTGCTGGTCGTTACCAAGTATACAGAGACCCTTACTTCCCTGCTAACCAAGTGTTAATGGGTCACAAAGGAACATCTTTGTTAGATACAGGTTACATCTACGCACCGTACGTACCTCTACAATTAACTCCAACAATGTACAATCCGTTCAACTTTACTCCGATAAAGGGTATCATGACGAGATACGCAAAAAAGATGGTAAATAACAGATTTTACGGAAGAATTACTGTAGATGGTGTTAGAACATTTGATTTAAGAGAATTGAGATAATCAATTTCTTATGAAATACACTAAAAGGGACAAGAAATTGTCCCTTTTTTTCTTTTTAATATAAACTATTGATTTTTTGGTCAAATGTTGTATATTTATAATTATGAAAAAATTAATTTTAACCGAAGAACAAACTAAAGAAATTTTAAGATTATATAATGAAGAATTATTAGGTTCCCCCACAATAAGTGAAAAACTGAAAATACATAAAACAATCGTATTAAATACTTTAAGAGAAAATGGTGTGACATTAGGTCCATCTGGTCGGCGATTTATTGGTGGTAGGGAAGTTGCAATGAAAAAATACGAATCAAAACCTGAAACAAAAGAAAGAAAAAAGAAAAATTCTTATGTTTGGTATGAACAAAATAAAGAGCATCGTAAAGAATATCTTAAAGAATACCGAGAAAAAAATGTAGACAAAATTCGTAAAATTAAACGTGATTACGAAAGAAACCGTAAACACAATGACCCCACCTATAAACTCATAGCCAATTTTAGAACTGCAATATGGACAGTATTAAAAGAAAACGATATGAATAAATATGGTCATTATTTTGATATTTTGAAATATTCTCCTGACGAGTTAGTAGTTCATTTAGAAAATCAGTTTACAGAGGATATGACGTGGGATAATTACGGAGAATGGCATGTTGACCATAGATTACCTATTTCATCATTTAAATTCCAAGAAGTGGGTGATAATGAATTTATGAGGTGTTGGGGGTTAAATAACCTTCAACCTATGTGGGGCAGTGAGAATATTATTAAAGGAGATAATATTATTTACTAAATTCCAAGTCGTAATATATTTATTATTAGATTTTAAGTTATCAGTCCCCAGCCATAACAAGCTGTTGAGTATTCACGGACACAAAGGTATTGGTAACGTAGTCATTAAACTATTGTAAAATTTAACAACATGAATTACGCAACACAAGTGGGCAAACCGACTGCGCACATCACAAAGAAAAAGTCACGTCTTAAAGTGTATAATGGAAACACAGTCTTTCTAAATGATAAAGACAACTTCGAATTCGAAATCCATAATCCAAAACAAAAATCAGTACTTGTAAAAATCAAATTGAATGGTGAATACATCTCAACAAGTGGGATTGTATTAAGACCAGGACAGAGGGTGTTTTTAGAACGTTTCCTTGACTCTAACAACAAGTTTGAGTTCAGTACCTATGAAGTTAACGACACGTCTGAAAACAGGTCTGCAATCGATTTAAACGGTGACGTTAGAATTGAGTTCTACGATGAGTCCGCTCCGATACGAAACGGAATACATTATCCGAACACAACCATTACTACGTATCCTTGGAATCCTATTATGTATGGTGGAACTCACAACACGGGAGCACCTACGTTTACAACGACAGGAGGTATAGGGGTAACCTCAACTGCATATTATTCTTCAAACTCAATAAACACTTCGGGTACATTAAGTAATACATTTACAGGACCAAATATTAGAAGTAAAAAATCTATTGAAACAGGTAGGGTTGAAAAAGGAGATAAGTCTAAACAATCTTTCACTAATTCGTATCAGGACTTTAACTATAATGTTGAACATCAAATTACTTTTAAAATTTTACCATTAGGTACAAAAAACAAAACTACACAAGACATTAGACAATATTGTACTGAGTGCGGTACCAAGACAAAAACAAACTTTAAGTTCTGTCCGTCTTGTGGAAATAAGTTATAAATGAAAAAGGGTTCCGTGAGACCCTTTTTTTATGTTCGGTGGTATTTATAGTAAGATATGAGAAGTAATAAAAAACAAATTAAAGAAGCCACAGGTTCAGGAAGTGCGGGTCATTACAAAGTCCCTATAGTACTTGCGCCTCAAGATTGGAAAGAAAACCAACTTGGTCCATTTAATATTCCAGTTTATAGTTACGACAACGCTGAATTGGCGTATGAAGAGGCGGATGGAGATTTTAAAGAAACTCCTGAAATGAGGAAAAAAATTGAAGCCAGAACTGATATGTTATCTAAAGTTGATACTTACCTTAAACAATTTTATACAGGACAAAACGACGAGGAAGGTTCTGCAATTAATCCAACAATGAGTGGTGAACCTCTTAAAGAATCATTTTTAAAAGAAGACTTGGCTGTTTGGTTTGGAACTAAGAAAAAACCTAAAGGTTCTAAACAACCAAAAGGACCATGGGTTAATATATGTCGTAAAAAAGAAGGCGGAGGACATCCTCCTTGTGGTAGACCTGAAGCAAGTGATAAAGGTTATCCTAAATGCCGAGCGGCAGGTGTTGCCAGTAAAATGACTGATTCACAAAAAAAATCTGCTTGTCAACAAAAAAGGAGGGCTGAAAAGTCAAATCCAAAACCAGGGACTGGAAACAAACCTAAAATGGTTTCTTACAAACCAAAAAATGAATCAATAACTGAAACAATAAAAAGAGTTCTCAAAGAACATATTAATCTAAACTATTAAGAATAGTTTGTAATGAATGTTTTATGTTTTGTTGAATTTCTTCTTCTATTTTAATCCTATTGATTTCTAAAATAGAATCAAATTTTTTAATTATTTTAGCATAAGAACTTGTTTCTTGTACGTATATACTGTATGAATATACGTGATTTGTTATATTCATAGTGTGATTTGCAATAATAACATACATTGATTTTTCATCATTAACTAAATAACGTTTATCTGAAATTGGTGCGTATGTTAATTTTGAAGTAGGTAGGGTTAATAACTTATTACAGATTTCTATACAATATTTTTCTTCATCCGTAATTTTAGGACCAGTATCAAACTTGTCTTTTAGTTTAAGATAAAACTTATATAGAATTCTCGTAACATAACCAAATGTTTTTTTTTTAGATTCTTCCATATGTTAAATTTAAGATAAAAACATTAAATTAACAATACAAACCCGAACAATGTTTTTTACCATCCAATCCTTTAATTTTTCCCTTACATACTTGAACCGCATGACCGTTTGCATAAGCGGAAGGGTAGACTTTAAATTTTGATTTGGCTGACGCCTTACCTCTTGCACAAAGTGGAGTTCCTGTTTTTTTCCTACCTTCGTTAATATCTTCGTAATCAATATATTGAGAACTTTTTTCCATTTGATTTTTAAAAAAATCAAATACTTGGTCGATATTAGTTTTAGCTTCAGATATGTGGTCGTCAGCCCAATCATGACCATTTTGAATTATTTCATCAAGTTGGTCATGGTCCATATCTAACATCATTTCACACTGTCTCTTTATTTGTTCTAAATTACTAAAAAACATATAATTTGCATGTTCTTGTTCTTGTTCTTTAAGAACTTTTATTACAAGATGGTTCAAATCTTTTTCTGTTAATTTTACTATTTTACTCATGATTGTTTTGTGTTTACAATATTAAACGTTAATTGTTTTTTATAAGTATCTCTTTCACCTGAAGTGTTAACTTGAATGTCAACATAATATTGATTAGGTAATTTGTCTCTCATATCAAATATAAAATAATACTCATTAGGTGTCCTATTAATAGGTGTCCAATCTTGTACTTGTACTTCTGTCGTTCCTTCTTTAACATATACTCGGTATGATGCCGACACATCTAATAACATTTGTTGTGCGGTATATGCTTTTTTAATTGTTACCCCAACCTTTCTAATATCCGAGTTTAAGATTTGTTCGTTTTGTAATATACCATAAAAATCAAATCCAAATTTTTGAGGCTCTTTTGAAATACTTCCTATTTGAATTCCGGCACTATATTCTTGAAGTACGAATTGATTTGTTATGTTTGGAATTGATTGTCCGTTAATGGTTAATCCTGACCATACATCATAATACTGACATGGAGTTGCCCCCGTAAATCCGTTAGGTACAACAACTTCATAAACCCCCTTTGTTTTTAAACAAGTGGTTAGAGTTGCCATGCCACTAACGGCATCACCGTTTCTGTCCTCAATTCTAACTGTCGGATTGTTATCTAAATTTACAAAATCACCATTTTGATAAATGTATAAATACAATTTATTAGTCTGATTTTTTAGGAATTGATTTCTATCGTCTTGAATTAAGTCGTTGTAGTTTGTTAAAAGATAAGGTTGATAGAAGGTTTGAGTGTGTCTTGAAAAGAATGCAACACTATAACTATCGGTAAGACCTGTGATGTTTTCAATTTGAGGAAGATAAGCAAGACCCCAACCTGTAACTCCTGTAATGGAACCATTTAGAATACCATTAATCTCATCAGACATATTCATGTCAACATCTTCATTTCCTAATTCAAAATGTTGTCTTGCAACAATTGTAAGTCCTGAATAATTCACGGTACCATTATTAGTGTTACTGTAAACACCTGGTTCGGACCAATCATTAATCGTGGTGGTTTGATACCAATTTGATGGTCTTGTTGAGAACGCTCTACTATCGACGTAAGTTAATGGAGACATCCCTCCTCGGGCACTGTTCTTTGCTAAATTGAAATCACTATAATCGTATCCAACACCCTCGTCCCATTCTTGAGGGTTCCCTGTATCACCTGACACACTAGGTATTCTAAATAAGATTAAATCGAATGATGTAGCTCTTCTTCTTTCGTTTGACATGAACGTATTAAGTAGTTCATTATCAAATGACGAAGTATTTGTCATCTTTAATGTGTGAGTCATTGCTGATGTACATCCTGTTGATATAACACCTGTTGCAATGTTTTCTTCTAACAAAGATAAATCTAAGTTGAATAGTAATCTTGAGTATCCGAAATTAGGTACAACCAAATCCGAAGCGCCAAAGTTCAACTCAATAACGGGGTTTCTTCCCGTATTAACATAAGAGTTCGATACAATGGTATTATTTTTATCTATGTAAGACCTTAAAATTGACATATAAATTGTTTATTAACCATAAATATCATCACATAAAAAATAAAATGCCCCCTTAGGATGCTTTTTAATTAGAATATTAATTTTGAAGCCACCAGAACTGACCATGTCCCCCCTGAGACCACAGCATTCAAGTTAACATCGGACCTACTCACCGTAACTGTGAATCCAATATTTGTTGTTGTTTCTGTTTTTTCGTTTTTCATAGGGTTTCTTTTATGTCAAATATAGTTAATTATTGCCTTGTGTTTGTGTCAAAACTTACTCAACTACTGGTTCAATAACAGGAGGAACATAATCCCCAAGAATAGTCAAGTTCAACTGCTCTGATATCCAATCCCAAACAAAGGTATCCGCATCCCATTGTTGATAATCATCGCCTAACATAGTTAATTTTCCTTGCGATAAGGTACTTCCTAAATTACCATTAAATGTGCCATACAACGCCCAACACAAAGTTGCTGATTGGTTAAGTTGAACATTTTCCGCAAATACGTTAAGAATAGTTGCTTGTTGGATTTCTCCGTTTTCCCACATAGGGCT